ATTTCTCGCCCAGCTCTGATACAGTTCAGGAGAGACGCTATTCAACAAGCCCATACGAGTCAGCTCTTGTAAAACTGCCTTCAAGAAATCCAGCTTCGGAGCCTCCGAAGGCTTCATCTGCTGCCCGCTGCGCTCGGTCTCTTGTGTCACGCTGTCCAACAATTGATTTATTGTTTGCATTACTCACCCCGTTTAACAGCCATTGACACTCAAACCCACGCCAGTTCCTCGTAACACACTCCTGTAGACAGAAGTCCACTGTATAGCCAATCGATACAGCCTTTGCTAACTCAACTGAATACCTGTTGATCACTGTCTGACTGACGTTTGCTTTTAACCGTTTTCTCATATCAAGCCAATCAGCTAAAGTCTGATCACTCGGTAGTTGCGGCCAGCAACCGTAGTTAAGTTTGTTTACTGGTTTATGGTTATTGGTTAATGGTTCTTGGTTAATGGTTAATGGTTCTTGTTTAGCATTGCTTATGGATTGCACTTGCAATGCACTTGCATCAGGGTTCAAGCCCTTGTGTTTACTAGACCATCGCTTGTTTGCAGCATCCTTGCGCTTGCCAGAAAGTTTTTTGTACGAACGAATTTCAGATTCAATACGCTTCTGTGAGAAACCTTTTTCGCTCAAGGAAAAATACTTGTTCAGGACGTATGAAACAGCATCAGGGTATTCCCGCATTCTGACTTCACGGGCTACTTCTGACGGGTCAATGGGTAGGGGTTTTTCGTGCAGGTAGCACCAGTCGATCATGCGCCGGTAAGCTATATCCTCAATCGGATCGAGCTGTAGCGTGTGACTAGAGTAATCACCGATATTGAATTGGTAGTAGTGCATTGTTATAATGTTTCCTGTTGTTTAGTGAAGCCGCCGCATCCCCGTCAAGGTTAGGTGGCTTTTTTTTGCCTATCGTTTGGCTGAATTCCCCCAGCCTGCTGCGTACCCAGTCACGCCCGTGACGGGTCAGACTGGAGGAAATCTTTGCCCTCCAGGTAGTCAGACAACAGTTTAAGCACCTTATAGCTGCCGTCTGTTTTGCCGTTGTAAATGTTCGACAAATGCGCCCTAGTGAAGCCAATTCTCCTAGCAACCTCCGATAAGTTCCTATCTTGCAGCCTTCTTCTGATCTCTACTATGTCGAGCATTTTTTATCCTTTTGCGCTAACTTAATGTTGACAGGCTGTATAATTACACCTACCATGACCCTTGTCAACAACAACAAAAGGAAAGTGTATGTTTATAGTAGATTCGATAATTGAGTATTTTCGCTGCTTGTTCTGTAAGCACGATTGGGAAGTGTACGGAAAGCACTTGTCTGACGGAATAATGGACAAGCTAGGGGCTAAAGGAGAGCCGCAGGAAAGGGTTCAAATGTGTAAAAAATGCAAACACGTTACTACAGTCATAATAAAAGGAAACTAATATGCGTGAGATATGGGAAACATTGAGTCAGATAGATTGCAGTAAACACGTTGAGAAAAAGAACGGCTTGTCATATTTAAGCTGGGCATGGGCTTGGGGGGTGCTGATGGAGTTTTACCCTGAAGCTACGTTTGAGTTTGGCGAGCCTAAAAGCCAGCCAGACGGCACCATGATGGTGTTCTGCACCGTCACTATCGGAGAAAACAGCCGCACAATGTGGCTGCCGGTAATGGACTATAAAAACAAGGCTATTGTTAACCCAGACGCTTTTGCGCTTAACACGGCAATGATGCGCTGCTTAGTCAAGTGCTTGGCTTTGTTTGGCCTAGCTCATTACATCTACGCAGGCGAAGACTTGCCTACAGCAGTGCAAGAGACAAAGTTAGTTGCACAGGAGCCAAAGCCTGCCGCAAAGATTGAAGAATCGGTTAAACGCGCAATCCACGCCTGCACCGACATCGACGAACTTAGAACTGTCTGGCGAACGCTGACAAAAGAACAGCGTGATGCTCATGCAGAAATCATAGAAGAAGTGCAGGAGCGTTTAGCGTGACGCTCTCTCCCAAACGCGCTGGAAAGCTCACTGCCAGCAATTTTGCCAATGCCATAGGGATAGGCTATGACTCTAGACAAAAGCTCTGGAGGCAGCTCACAGGGCGTGAGGAGCCATTTCAAGGCAATGCCGCCACCGAATGGGGTGTTGCTAACGAAAAGAACGCCATCAGGCAATATCAGGTAGTAACAGGCGAGTTAGTTGATACGAGTGGACAGAATCAGGAATTTTTCATCCATTCTGTCCTTGACTGGCTCGGCTGCACACCGGATGGATTTGCTGGACAGACAGTCATCGAGGCAAAGTGCCCAGCTTCCTTGCAAGTGTACGGCAAAGTGCCTGATCACTATATGCCCCAGCTACAGGGTCAGATGGCAATCACCGGCAAGAGCCTGGCTCACTTCATCTGCTGGACACCAGACGAGTTTGAGGTGTGGGAAGTGCCTGCTGATGCAGAGTATTGGCAGCAATGCCTAGAGCTGTTAACAGAGTTTTGGTTATGCGTTAAAGACAATACAGAGCCGCCCAAACGGAAGAAACCTACTTTAAAGATTGTTGAATACAGGAGATTAATATGACAACTTTCGACAACACAAACCGAGGATCAATTCGGAAGAACGACAAGAAGTCTACTGATACCCACCCAGACTTCAAGGGTGAGCTTAATGTGGAAGGAGTGACGTACTGGGTAAGTGCCTGGAAGCGCAAAGCTGATGCTCACCCAAACGCGCCAGCACTATCGTTCTCAATAAAGAAAAAGGAAATGCCTGACCACGTTAAGAAGGCTGCTGCGATTGATCCGTTTGACAACTCTGAAATACCTTTTTGACGGGAGAATGGAATGTTAATGATCACAAGGAATCGAGGAGAGTCGTTTTACATCTCAGGTGGGATTAAGGTCTGTATTTTGCGAGCTGACAGGAATCGTGTGCTGGTAGGAATCTTGGCACCCGACACATCAAAAATACTCCGAGAGGAGCTAATGACAGACGAAGATTATTACGAAATGGAGTGCGAAAAATGTATCTAATAAAAAGCTCGGAAGAGTGTCAAACAGCATTAACAGAAACAGACGCTATCAAGCAGGCTACCTATCTGGTGCATACCAATGGATGCCGTAAGGTTGAGGTATTCAAGCTGTGCAAGGTAATAACAGGCGAGTTCAAGATATCAATCACTAACCCTGGCGTAATCAGAGAGGAATCATGATGGAATACAATTATAACGACTTAGGTCATGTATTGTGCGTTGCAATGGACAGTAAAGGAAAAGTTCTTGTGGTGCGTGACGACTTAGAGCTATTGCCGACAGAAAGAGCTGAGGCAGCTCGTCAAGGAGTGCAGGATGTGCTTGATATGTTCGCAAGAATAGAAGAAGAAGAAGAAGCCGAGCTAAGAAAGGAATAACGCCCTCTCAGCAGCTCGACGGCGGGTTAGTCCAGCAAGGATTTTCCCGCCACACTTGTTCCACTTGAGGAACTCATCTGCTGCTGCCTCGTACTCGCCACGGTTGTACTTCATTCGCAGGGTTGAAGACTGAAGGTTGCCTAGTCCCAAGTTGAAAGCAAAGCTGACAGTTGCGTCAAACTGAGACTGCCTATCAGCAGCAGCAGGACATAGTCGAAGTACGCCAGCCTCAAATCTCTCCAAATCCTTTTCAAGCAGCGAATCAATCTCGTCATACTCAAAAGTCCTGTTGTGCTCATCCTTTATGCCGTATAACGCTCTCTCAGGCGTTTTGAGACGCGCTTGGTCAGGGTACAGTACATGACCATAGCCTATCGTCCAAAGCGCAGCAGGGCATCTATACGGGGTATTGTGACATCCCTCAAACGACTTGATTAGCTGGATTCCAGCCTCCGATATCTTCATTTCTTGGAGAACGCTTGGGAGCCAAACCAGAAAGCAATGATTGCCGCTAGTATCGACATCTCATCGTCTGAGAACACCATGTCCATTGCCATTGCAAATGGAACACCAGTTGAGTAGGCATACCAGATGCCCGCAATATCCACGACGACTAATAGCAAAACAAAGATGTACGTCACGATGGGTCGGACAGAGACTCGCAGGTCAATCGCCCACGGAGACGCACCTTCACCGATCTTCATGTCGTGTTTGTACATAGCGACCCGTTCTTGCGCTTGAGTCTGCATAGCGATCTGTTCTGTCTTGATCTCTTCAACTCTGGCTTGGGCAACAAAGCCTTCTTTCGCCAGTGCGATCTCGCGCTCACGATTAGCAGCCATCAGCGCCAGTTCGTGTTTCTTGTCACCTCGGTCTTGGACGAAATCCAGCACCTTCGGCAGACCGCCAGAGGCAAAGCCCAGCAGTGTAG